CGCTGAAGCATAGTTGAACAACTCCGTTGGAGTGGCATAACTAATTGTCACCAGTGACGGTGTAGGTGAAGCGGTACTGGTACTCCCCACCCAACTGTCATTCTGATCCCAGACTTGCATACGAGCATTGTTTCCACTCTCACCTGAACCATTAATCACTGCACTGAATCGGGCACTAACAATGTACTTCTTCAACCATTCCAGCTGCTGCTGTCGGCTATTTACTTTGTACTTATCCCAGTAACCGGGTTGAGCTTGCTCATAAGCATTCACTAGGTCAAACTTCACTAACAGGTGAGGTGCTGATTGTTGCCAGTAGTCTTGACTAGAAGCAATAAACGAGCAGTTGTACCAGTTACCTTCACCATTTTCAGCATCTGAATATCTGAAATGAATTCGTAGATCTTTGTTCCCCATTCCTTTCTTATAAGGAATGGAACCATAGAATCCACAGTGACCACCGTTAGGATAATTAGGGTACACGTTGTGCACGTCCGGGCGGTCAGTTAGATCAACCTTCACCCGTCCATATTCGTTGTGCCAGTCAGCATCAGTAATGATGATGTAGTTATATGGGTGAGTGGCATATTGATCCAAAGCAAACCACCCACCAATTTCAATGTTGTCACCATTCAACCGGAAATAATCGAGCGCCCCAGTTTTAGGTGAATCAGTCGCCAACGGAAACAGCGTCTGTGTAATTGCAGTCGTTCGTTTAGCCTTTGAAATCACCGTGGCACACGTTCCATCAATCGAGGCCAGTTTACTATACAAATCAGTTGTAATCTCTTGCGTATAAGCGCTAGGCGGTTGCATGGCAACAGTGATGGGTTCTTGGCTGGCATAGATCGTGTGAGGGACTTTTGAAGTCTGCCCCATCACTTTTCCATTGAAGTCGTTTTGAACAGTGTATTGTCCTGCGGTGGCATCTAGATCGAACTCATCTTCTTCAATTGCATAAGCAAATGGGTCATAACACAGCCACGTGATGGTAGATGATAGTCTCACATCATTATTTTGAGGTGCTGGAATATTGCCTTGTGGAATCGCCATCCAGTATCGATCAGGGCGGCTACTAAAAATTAACTTTTTAGGTTGATTATCACCGCTATAAATCAAACTGGCTAGCTTACTATATTTATCTAAAATGTTTGGTGCGCTAATGGTAAATGGCATTAGCATAGTTCGAGTACCAAGCTTAGCTGACCTAAGGACACTCCCTTGCATAAGTCCAGGGCTTACTAGATCATCGGCTCGATCAGGCATTAAAGTTTCATCAACGCCAGCTAAAACGTCAATATATTGGGTTAGTTCACCCCCGTCATAAAACACTTTAAAATCAGACACGTCTTTCACCTCTAACCCATTTTTGATTGGTTTTATCTCTTTCTTGTTCCTTAGTTATTAATGGGGCAATCCCCCGAATGGCATAGTCATTGAAAATAATCGCTACTTCTTTCGAAGCTGTCTCTTTCATCGATTTTGCCAAATTACTAATCTGCCCTTCTAGGCTACTAAAATCAGAACTTTGACTATTGGTTGATTGCAATCCTTGTTTAGCAGCCACATATGCCGCTGACTTGCCAATCATGGCGTACGTCCGATCGACACCGGCTACGTTTGGATTAGGCACAACAAACTCCTTATTATTGCCCTCTGCTAAGCGATACAGTCCATCTTCGTCAACATCGCCACCCGCAGCATAGCCATGACCCTTACCGAGAAAACTCAGACTTGCTCCATAACGTTTCTTCGCATAATGAATCCCAGCAAGCAAACTATCCAATCCATTCCAGATATCACTGTGACCAGGAAAAGCGTTTGAGGTAAACGTGATACGCTTCGTTTGCATTAACCCCATTGCTGGTCCTGAGCCATCACCATCAGGATCTGCTCCTTTCTGTTTAGCGTGTGGATCACCACTGGATTCAGTATTAATCTGACTTAATACCTTAGCCACCATTGCAGCGCTAGTAGACAATCCATTCATCGCAAGGGCACGTATTACATACGGTGTCCATCTCGTGACACCTGAACCACCTGGGTTGGCCGCTGAACTCTCACCCAATTTAGTCAGCATTTTGACAATGCTATCCTTGGCAATATTGAACGATCCTTTACCGGCGTCTTTAACAAGTCCTTTCGAAGTCAAACTGTCTAGAAGTCCATCAATGCCAGTTTTGTCTTTAATCCATGACCACAACTTACCAGCACCATTCATAACAACTTCAAAAATTTCACTCATGAAGCTTGTGTCATCGTCTTCCGTTCCTTTGGCATAGCCTGGTAGACCGATCTTACGAAGAAAGCCAATCGACTGATCATGCGTCAGAATCGATGTTCCAGCCCGCAAGGATCTGATTTCTGGTCCCTGTGCACCCAGCACGTGAAAGCCACTAGCATCTTTTCCAAGTTCAAATCCTTCTTCACCAACTAAGGCTACTTGGTCATTCGAAATACCGGTAGAGCCCTTGGCATATCCGTTGAAATTCGGTTGATTTGGAAAACTCTTGTCCTCATTAAATACTTTAAAAATCTTCTTAATAAAACCAGTCATCTTGTCCCATAGTCCGCTGATGCTTTTAAAACCCGATGCATATGTTCCAGATGTCGTCACCATTTCACCATTAGCTGCTTGTGCATGCTGTATGGCCTGTTCTTGGGCCTTTTGAGTAACTTCACGTTTCTGTGAATCAATTTCAGAAGTCACTTTAGAGTGCTGATCATGTGCACTCTTAGTAACCTCTTTGTATTGCTTGTCAGCAGCATTGGAAGTGTCATCACGCTGTTGTTCGGCATTATGCTTGATTTCAAGATACTGAGAATGAGTGATTGAACCGTTTTCTTTCCACTCCTGCTTTGCAGTGGCTACTGTCTTTTTATACTTATCTTCGGCTGCATTCACCACATCATCCCGGGTTTTATCGGCTGATTTAACGGAGGTATTGTACAAATCATTGGCATGCTTTTGTGTAGCTTTAAGATCGCTTTCACTCAGTTTTCCCTTATCCTTAATCAGCTGACCGTAGATAAATTCTTGCTGTTTGGCCCCCTTTTGAACGTCTTTTTCAATGTTGGTGTTCATACTATATTCATCTTTTACGTACTTTGTTGTGAATGTTTTATGGGCCTTTTCAAGTTCCTTATTTTTTTCATTTTCGTATTTTTGCGAATTCTTGCCATATTTCTGGGCAATTTCTTGTAACTTTTTAGTTCCACCATTTTCGATGTTTTGAACTTTCGCATAATACTTATTGGTGTCCGACTGCATCTGTGATAGCGATTTTTGTTTAGCTACCCGTGCTTTTTCATCAGCGGCATGTTGGGCACTCAAGCGCTTATTTTCCTGTGCTTGTGTGATAACACCCTGTTTAACTAAGCTGTCAAGATCCTTTTTCGACTTAGCTTCCTTATTCTTGTAGTACGAGTTAATTGATTTGGACATACTTGAATAAAGCTTTTCAGTTTCAGCTTTAGTTTTACCGATACTTGCTGGATCAGTATTAAATTTAAGCATTAATTGTTTGCTTAACTTTTTAAGTGATGGTTGTAGCGCTTTGCTGATCTTACTACTATCAACATCAGCAGCTGTTGTTTTAACTTTGACATTGGCTTTAATGGGGTGCCCTTTAAAATGATCTTCAGCACCTTTACCAATTACTTCACCTAACTTTTTCCCTAATGCAGACCCAGCCATGCCACCGATCGCAGTACCAATTCCAGGTAGAATCATTGAACCAATAGCAGCACCTGCTACTGTTCCAGCAACTGATCCCGCCGAACCGCCAATTTTTTCACCAGTGCTGTTTTTGCTCATCAATTCAGTAGCTACCCCAGTACCCGCTGCTAGAATTGGCACTGTTTTACCAAGGCTTAGCGTTGAAGCGGCACCCTTGAATAGACTTCGCGTGCCTAACATGCTAGTTGCCCCAATGGAGTTACGCGCTACTCGACTAGTTGCTGCCAATTCTTCACCACCAGCCGCTACCTTTTCTGTAGTTCCGGCTGTGCCAGCTCCCGGAACCAATGAAGTTAGCTTTTGAACCAAAGATAATTCTTCTAAGGTTTTAATGGCTGTTTTAGTTGCACCAATGAAATCAGTGATTTTTTTAATGGCAAACATCGCTACTAAGGCTCGTGTTACCATTTCAACACCTTGTTTGTGATCCACTAAGGCTTGTAATACCTTGTCGATCTCTTTTAATGGGTTAACGGCTTTACCACTTTTGCTTGAAACCAGTCCAAACATGTTCGCAATATCGTAAATAATATCCGCAAACATATGCCAAATAGTGCCGCCAATAATTCCCGACAATTTGACCACATTAACAATAATGTCTTTAATTTCAGGCAAAGCAGCTACGATAGACGCAGATATACCATTCAGTGTCTTTGAGAACCTACCTCCCGCACTTGACAGTTCTGTTTCGGTTTTAAGATCATTGACCCATTTCATAACTACTTTGGCGATTGGATTTTCAGCTTTTAGAAACGGCGAAATGAACGCTGAAAATAGTTGTGGTGCTTTAGCTGATATTGCCCGTTCCATACCGGGCAAAGTATTCATCATATTATCCGCAGATGACTTGTACTTGTCTCCTAACTGATTAATTACGTTCATGGCGTCCGTAGCGCTGATTTTGCCAGCAGACATTTCGGCTTGCAATTGTTTCATCGTTAACTTGGAATTATTCTGTATCTTTCGCTCATACTTCAGTAAGCTTTCGCCAAACATCGGCAAATAATTAGCGACCTGATTAAAGTCGCCTAGTTGCAACTTGCCAGAGGTCATAGTGTGGGTGAAATCTTGACCTAAAGCTTGCGTTTGTGCCGAAGAAAGGCCAATTGTATCTGCAAGGGTTAAGAACGATGTGGTCAGTGTCTTGGTTTTACCGGAATCATCCAAAACGTGGTAAAACTGCTGATCCAACTCGTCAACCATATCACGTGCTTGACCAAAGTGATTAGCTAGTTCCGTGGCCATGCTAGTCATTTTTTTACCTTGGACGGCACTATCAGTTAATGTGGTCCACGATGCTTGCGAAACTTGTAGCGTTTTGTTGTATTCAATTCCTGCCTTAGTTTCTTCTTTAAATCCATTAACAATGCTTGAAAAACCGTTTTGAATTGCTGATCCAACAAACGAACCCACAATAATTTCCTTCAAGTGCTTAAAATGATTGCCTGTATTTTCAGCATCTGCTTTTAATCTGGATAAACCAGCCGTTGCCTCTTTATCATCGAGCTTCATTTTGGTGACAACTTGGCGTGGCATCTTCGCCATTGCTTCTTGCCAGTCAATGACTTCACCTTTTTTAATCTTAGCTTCAAGGTTGGTAACTTCCTTTTTCGGCAGTTTATCCAGCAATGAACGAAAGTTTTTAATTCCGGCATTTTCAGCAGAAGCAATTAACTTAGTTCGAACTTCTTTTTTGATGCCATCGAGGTCTTTGTTAACCTTATTTTTAGTATCGTTTGATTCATTTTTCATTCCGTTGGCGTTCTTTTTGAAGTTGTCCTTCATATCTTCGCCGGCATTTTTACCAATTTTATCGGTTTCACTATCAGCGTCCGCCTGTACTTTCTTGGCTTCGCTTTTAACTGATGAAGCGTTCTTCTTGAAGTCTTCATCCATCTGTTCACCTGCGCCAGTTCCAAAACGCTTGATTAAGTTACTAGCCCAGTCAACATCGGTATGAAATTCCTGTTTGTTAGCAGGAAACAATAAATCAATTAATACTTGTCCATCTGAAGCCATTTAAATTACCTCCTTTCATCAAAGACTTTCGAATGCTTGAGCAATTTGTGCTTCGGTTTCTCTTTCACGCTGTTCAGCAGTCATATGTAGTTCGTAGACCGCTTTTTGTGTCATTAACGATCGAACGTATTCGGGATTATCGGCATGTGCAGAAGGATTCTCCTTTCGAATCTGAATGATCTGATTAATTGGCGCATTGTCGCTTAAATTATTAAACAATGCCCGAAATTCGAAGTACGACATGTGCCCTTTAACCTTCATCAAATCAATACCGTAATCTTTCATAAAACTGGCATAGATGGCTTCACTGTCTTGCTGGTAATCAAATGATCGACTACCGCCACTGCCGGGATTATAAGGATCCTGAAATAACATATTGGAAATACGGCCAACTTCAACCTGCTGTTGGTCAAATGGAACATCTAATCCATCACCAACAAACATGGCAAATGACAGTAGCACCTTGCCAGCCTGATCGATACTTGAATCATCAATCAGATTGAACCATCTCAATACGTTATCGAATGTTAGATCAATTGGGTAGTCCTCATCATGCCAAACGAATACTTCATTGGTTCGATCCTGTTCAAGACTGCTCGTAATATCTAACATCTAAATCACTTCTTGTAATTATGTCGTTGCTTATATTGCGGTCGTGCATGATGTATTGGATAGGCTTTTTTAAGCGCTTCACGTTTGTTATGTTCGTATTTATTTTGTTCAGCACGTAACTGCTTCTGAATGTCGCCAAGCGTAAACATTAAATATTCGGTACTCTCATGCTTTAACGACCAGATATGACTACCAATTCCTGCTTCATCAAATAAATTATCGTAAACATCAAAAATTGCTTGGCGCGTATCCTCAATCAACTTATTACTGATCTCAATAAACTCTTCTTTATCAATTGGTTTAACATCCTTGTCGCCAGCTTGTGCTTTCTCGTCCCGCTTATCCAACTCGTCAATTTGTTGCATTTGCTCACGGTAAAAAGCAACTAGTTTTTCAATTTGTTTAATATTCTTGTCATTTGCGTAGATATGGTAAACTTTAGTGCCCAGTTTGCATTCCACGTACGGTGTCGATTCATTTAAATCAATCATGTTCTATCCTCCGTTAATAGCCGCCGGTTACCCTATTGTTTATTTCATAGGCGACTTCAATTAATTAACCTGCAGCTGATTCAACAACTGTGATTGTTGCTGTAGCAATCTTGGTACCATCTGTTGTGGTGTAAGTAGCAACTGCTGTTCCAGCCTTCACCCCGGTAATTGTTCCATCTTCTGCAATTGTAGCAATAGACGTATCGCCAATTGACCACTTGCCAGTCTTGTCAGTAGCATCATCTGGCGCAATTGTTGCCACTAGCTTAGCTGTCTTGCCGACTTCAACGTTAGCCGTCGAAGGAGCCACCGTGACTCCCGTGACGGCTACTGTTTTGGGTCTGGGTTATCTCCAACTTTGCTGAACACAGCCGCACCATTTTGAGCAATCGTGAACGTCATTGTTGACTTTGTATTCCCATTACCACCGATCGTGATGATGTTTTCAAGGGTAGCTAAGAAAATTCGAACTGTTCCGTTTGCTTTCGTAATCCGGACAAGCGTCTTGGCGTCATTACCCGTGGCATCTTTGTCTTCCAAGCCTTGCAGGTAATCACACGCAGGATCACCCTGTAAGACATTACCGGTAACTGCCCAAGTACGTGCATGTCCAGTAACTTCAGGTGAATTTTCGTCTTTATCAGCAAAGTAAATTGCGTTATCAATAACATCACCTGGTGTGTGCGTGATCCCTGTAATAAATGCTGCTAATGATGAAAACTTGGCATTGGCGATATTGGTTGGATCTAGTGACCCACTTGTATCAATTTCGACGTCATTTCGCCAGTTATGCGTAAAGTTTTTTTCCATTGTTCCTGACATAATTTGCCTCCTATTTATTAATCTTCGTTACATAAACAACAAAGTTAGTAATCCAATATAAGTTCCCTGTCTGATCCACTAATTGGTTAAACGGCATTCCGGTTATATCAATGTGGTCAAACAGAAATGAACCGTCAGAACTCTCTAATTCTTCGAGATTTACCAACATATCCGCAATCGGATTGAGGGTCTCTCTAGCGGCCTTATACGACTGATCATTGAGCGCTAAGTCAAAGTTCATTGCCATGTCGGCATCACCATTGAAATACGTTTGCAGGGCCCGACTTCCCGGATCAGCTTGCAAACTGAGTTGCCCATTGGCTGGTACAAAGCCCAGGCCACACTTGGCAGCGTTTCCTCCTAGTGACTGAATATGCTCACACAGTCGTTCGTCTAAATCCATTAGTGTTTCAACTCCTTATCAATTGCTCGTTGTGCTACCTGTGCCCATGCGTCGCCGTATTGGGCTTTAGCTTTCAAATCCCATCGTTTACCCGCTAGTCGATGAACTGCCGTGGTGTAATTCGTGATACCAATTCCATAAAACTGCCGCTTAGCATATGGCATTGAATAAATCAACATCGTTGCATCTAAACTGAGTGAAACATCATGCATTAAGTTTCCACTTTTATATGGCACAAACCGCTGCATATCAGATTCCATTTGATTTAAAACATAGGCACGCACATTGCGGGAATTGACAGCAGCCTTTAACGCATTAAAGGCATTAAAATCACCGTGCACTTCCATTCCCATCACAGCACCTCAATTTTGTAAGCAAACATCTCATCACTCAGCGGTTGCTTACTTTCAGTAATAGTTTGTACAGTGTACTCATTGCCCGCAAATTCAATCTTAGACCCTAGATTATTCTTCGATAGACTGGGCATTGGGCTTGAAACATCGGCATATAAAAAGACAGTCCCGTTGGCTACGAGCTGTCTATCGTTGTTTGTTCCGGTATATTTGGTTGCTAAGTGAACAACACAATTGTTGATAGTGACTGGGGTGTCTTGTTTCGGCTTCCCGTACATATCAGTTTCACTCTGGTACGACTTCGTGAGCTTCACTGATTGATTACAAATTGCGACTGGTACTGGTAATCTCATGAGTGATCAACTCCTGCGTATAGCAATCCATATCGCCCTAGTAGCAATCTGGCTGAGTTAATCAGTCCGGTTGAACCGCTAGTGACGGCATCTGCCGCACCCTCTTTGAATGTCATTGATGTGCCATCTACTGAGTAAGACAATAAATTACCTTGCTGCAACTGATAAGCTGATTTGGCATTAGCCTCAATCATGAATTGAATTTGCATTGCAACTGCCTTTTTAAAAGCTGTCGCACGTTGTACTTCGAAATTAACTGAGCTTGAAACATCTGCGGTTAAATCATGGCTGCCTAAATCTTTATCGTAAAAAGTGGTAACACTGTTTATGACTAACTCAGCAGCTTGTTCAACGGTTTCAAAGCCACTATCAGGTGGCGAAAATCCATATTTTTTAAATTCATCACTAGTTAAATATGCCATAAGCTACCTCCTATTTTCCACTGCCCGCTGCTGCAGTGACAGTTGCTCCAGGTGTCAATGCTGGGTCAAGTTGCGCTTTATACTCAACAACCCCAATATTGCGCACGTCAATGCCATTAACAACCTCCCAAGTAGTAGGTTTTGCTAATTCGTCAATGGTTGGATAAGTACTCTTAGCTGGTGCAAAGCTCGATTGAACACTTGTACCAGCGACATGAATTGTCCCTACACGTTTCTGAATAATGCTATCAGTACCACCATTCTTTAGTGGTAAGTAGAATGTCTGTGTAGCTTGCATATTCGTTGAATAGTGAACAGCCCCCGGGGCAAAAATAAATGAACTAGAAATTGGCTTAGTCTTATCAGTCAGATCAACAGGAATGTCATCATCTAGCACGATCCGTAACCCGTTATAGGCTTCAAAAGGCGTTACGCCTTCTTGTGGTTGAATGGTTTCAATCAAGCCTTGAACCTTCATTAACGAGTATGTTGGTGAGTTAACCGCAATCGCACCAAATGTGGTATCTTGCAAGTCACCCATTAACCCAATTGCCCCCGTAAAGCCCTTCGCACCAAACATTGGATCAGATGGTGAAATAACGGTTTGATCATAGACTTTTGAGTTTTTGACATCATCAACCGCCATAGTGCCTTGCAGAACGCTGATTAACGTCTTTTGATCAGCACGTTGCCAAAAGGCTGCAAAGCGATTACCAATCGTTTCTTGGACTGGTGCACCTGAAATCATTTTTGCTAGATCAGTGTAGCCAAAAGCCTTAGTTTGATAAAACTTAATTCCGACTTGTTTACCAGATGTCAAACTGTTAACCACAATGTCAGTATCGTCGGTCCAGTTATCTGGATCACCTGACAAATCATTTAGAAACGGAATAGTGATTCGACTGCCTGCTTCAAGCAAATGTGGTCCAAGGTCTGGATCAGGAGTTAAAATTCCTGATTGAACGAATCGGTTAGTTTTAATAATTTGGTTAATAACATAATTTCCAAATACTTCTGGGACAATTAAGTCCGATAAATGTGTTTCTGCCATTTGAATGGCCTCCTTATGATTTATTTGCTAGTTCACTCCATCTTTGAGGATTCTCACGATACAGTTTGTTTTGTTCTGCAATGGTCATATCGCTTAACGACGTAACCTGGGTTCCACCACTTGGATTACCTTTTGCAGTGACATGAATACCAGGTTTGTTTTGATCATCGTTCTGCGTCGATTCATTTTCGAACAAATAATCATCTGATCCTTTAAGGCTGGTCAACTGATCCTCTAGCCCAATCAAGTTATCGCCGTCAACGGATACCTTGTCTAAATCTAATAATGCTTTTACGGCTTTGGGATTCTTTGCCTTGGCATCACGCAGGGCTGAATCAATTTTGAAGTTCTTACTTTGTTCAGATAATTTAGTTTGATAATCCGCTGTGGTTTGCTTATTTTCGTCTTGCAGTGACTTAATTTGAGCTTTTAATTCCTCATTGTCGCCAGCAGACTTCTTAAGCGTATTCAACTGATCGTCTCGCTCTTTGATTTGGCCTGTAAGTGTTTCGTTTTGACTCGTCAGACCATCAATCTTGCTCTGTAATTCTACTTTTTCAGCAGAAATCCCCTTATCTTTTCCGACCTCAGTCATAATTTTTTCTAGATTATCACCCTCGATACCTAAAGTTTTCAGAAAATCTCTTGTTACTGACATATGCAATGTCTCCTTTCGTGTTTGTATCGGAGCAACGCCTCCGAATGTTTGATTGCATAAAAAATAAGCAGTTTAGTGTCTTACTTGGGACATAAATTATTTGCTTTGAACTTGTTCACGCGCATAGTCACGCGTTAAGAAATCGTTATTCTTAATCATTTCGCGCATTCGCTTTTGTTGATTAGCTAAGGTACTTTTAGCGTTGCTTACTGTTTGATCATCGCCTAATTGTTGGGCAGCGTTAATTTTCTTCTTAGTTTGGCGAATTGCCCGTTCACGAGCACGCTGTTTCTGTTGAACATCACCCATTTTAACTGCTTCATCAGGGCTTGGCATATCCGGATCCGGATGCTCAATGTTTACGTCTGGATCCCACGGGGTAAACTGATGATGGCAGTTAATTCCCAATGTCCCTGACTTCTCTCCATATCCGTGATCATAGATCGTGTCATACTTCGGATTGTAGTTAGGATCCAATCTAGGAACCATATTCACAATATGCCCTTGAATTGGTGCACAGGCCGACCGAGCACACATGTGCCAACTCATTTTCGAAGTCGTGACGTTATTAACGTTCATGGTCTTAACACGTAGCTCATTAACGACGTTATTGTTGGTGCTATTAATAACTGTTCGTGCGTACCCTTCCAACGACCAACCGTGCCCAGCACTGTCTGTCAACCTGGTTGGAATTCCTGCATTAACCCATCGGTAAACATTATCTCTAATGGCCCGTTCTGGTGTCTTTAAGCCGGCAGATACTTCCATGGTACTTTTAGTCACAATATCACGATAAATGCGAGCTGTCGCATTAGAATGGATATTGCGCGTTAACAGTGTTTCATTAACATTATTGAACAGTGATTTCCATGTTTGATTAGCGTAAGAATTAATGATTTTTTGCGTAGCTGGCTGTAGTTTTCCTGAATGCTTCGTGTATCGATTGATTTCATCTTGTGTTGTTTTTACTGTCTCTATTCCTAATTGCGAACACATGTTTTGAATCAATTCAGGCGCCCTTTTATTTACCCCAGCCACTAGGTCTATGGTCTGAGATGTCAGCAATCCTGCCTTGGTTAATTGCTGCAGTTGCCACTCTAGCATGTCATCAGCCGCAAGATCCTCGTAATGACTATTTTTTAAAGCGTTGATTAACAGATTAAAGATCTGTGACTGCAAGTGTTCGTACATTTCAATGATCTGTTGTGCATACTTGATAGCCACTACTCATCACCACCATTTTGGGTATCTCTCTCTCCAAACGCCTCGTTAAATGGCGTTTCTGGTGTCTCAGCTTTAATTTCGGCTAGCCATTCATCTGCCTCAGCCTCCGACTTGCCATAATTACGCATAATGTATTGCTTTTTAGGCATTGTGCCACCTGCTACGGATAATAAGTCTTGTTTAGCTTGGGCGTCCTTATCAACAAACACACCGTCATCGTAGTGTACACTAATTTGCAAATCATCTACATCAACGCCAAGAAAAGGTGCTTGACCATCATCAAATAATGCAGGTGTTTGTGCTAACTGAACAACTGAGTAAATTAATTCAGACAAGAACTTAGTTACCCGGTTTAGATAACTTGCCCTTGTCTGATAAGTCATACTGTTCTCTGAAACGACTTGTGTTGCAGTTGTAATACCACCCTGTGCATCAGTTGTAAATGTCCCCGTAGATAATCCAATTCCATTTTCTAGTTCATGCAGAAAATGTTGCATTGTTTGACCATAATCTTGAACACGGATATCAGGATTAATGGATGTGATCTGAAAATTTTCATCCAACCCCGTATTAATACCCAGATAGGTATCATCATCGGGATCAAATTTAGTTCCTGGATGATTTTCATCACCGGGTTTCATTGTTTCAGCTGGAACTAGAACTTTTCTCTTTCCCATTCGCACTTCCCACACAAATGAATCGTGTGTATAGTTAATCGCATCTAAAATATTCTGACAGTTATTTACGAAGCCAACACCTAATGGGCTTTCTGGCGCAAGATTATTCTGACCAGGACATTTAAAATAAACAAACAGTGGATGCTTGACAATATTACTATCAAATATTGCCTGTTGCTCAATATTGCTGTACATATCATCAGTTCCAAGTACAACTTGTTCACCAACTATCTTAGAATCGGTGCTCTTGTAAAGCTCATTGGTAATTTGATATGACCCATCATTATTCCATTGGTGAAACTCTAGCAACGTGTAATAATATCTCTGCTTATTCACGACTTTAACGGACTTAGAGGCGATTACAGCCTGACTGATGTCTTCTGTGTTTGAATCTAGACTATAGAATTGTTCTGCACGCACCCAAGCAACCTCAATTTTGCCATTGTCAACATATGGCCGAGCCGCAAACCCGCCAGTTGGAATTCCTTGTTCTAGTTTGCTTTCAAGATTGCGATTAACGCCTGAACGCTCTAACCAGTCATTAATGAAATCAGATAGCTTCGTAATTTCGTTATCCTGCTCATTATCACCTGAGTCTTGCGTATTTGATTTGCTATCAATTGACACAGTAAACCCACTATTCAAGCATATTGAAGCAATACGTTTGGCAACCATTTGAGTAACGTTTATTGAATTAAAGATTCTAGTTCGTTTAACGCTGTGTGAGTTTAAATAACTAATTGTGTTATATGGCATTCCCTTTTGTGCCTCATAACTACCAGCATAATAATATTTAGCAAGTCGAATGCGATCAACTTCATCTTGGTCTGTCGCTATTCTTGGGTCATCTGTAATTCTATTCAATGAATTTGTCATGCCAATTGCTGCACCTCCTTTCCTGAAAAAGTCTTTAATTTTGCTAATCACGCTCACGTAGCTTCACCACCTTTAGTATTGGAGTTGCAACTCACGTCTTGCCGTAAGCACAAAATACTGTGCTTGATCACAACAGTGATCCTCAACTTTAATTACTTTAGGATCATCACTTTGCATTGTCTTTTCGTCCCACTGATATTTTTGATGTTGTGGAATAAAATAGCCTACGTTATTAGGCGTAGGCAGATAGTAAAAGCTCCCTCTAGCTAAGAGAGATTGCACATATTCAATCATATTTGATTTTTTCAGTTTCTTAACTGGGGTCCATTTAATACCGTAATCACTGTACATTTGATTGCGCAACGCGGCTTCAGCGGAATCCATAACGTATTTCCACGCCGTTTTATGATACTGGGCCTCTAAATCATCAATAAACTGCTTGATGTTTTTTGATAGCTCATCTGGAGCTTTTTTATGATTCTTACCCTCAGGTGAATAATAATACGTATCTAGTAAAACTAATCTAGGATTACCATTGGCATCGCGTTTCGCCATTATCCCATAAGCACTCACAGTGGTAGCAGAAACTGCATGGCCGGTATCAGCACTGAAATACAACGAAGCAACGTGATCATCATCAGGGATTGTTTCAATGCGGTTAAACAGATCGGCATTGTAAACATTGGTGCCAAGCCCAATTACTTCACCTAAATATAACCATCGATAATAATCAGGATCATTTTCTTTATACGTCTCAATAAGTCGCAGTTGCTGTTCAGATGTGAATCCTAATACGTCATCTAAATAAGTTGAGGTATCCACCAAGTAATTAGGATCGTTCTCGCATTTACCAATCCAATCATTAATCCAGTCATACTGATTACGTGGTGGATTATAGGACCAGAACACTTTAACCTGATCAATAAAAGCTGGTTTCTGACGAATGAATGACGGTATTGACTGATCGAAGACCTCGGGTCCTTTCATGTTTGCCGCTTCTTCAAACCACAATGCAATAACATTGCCAACGACGTTAGACTTCAACTTCATTGGATCATCCGCACCGTAAAAATAGAATGTACTACCTGTACGCTTATGTTCAATGTGCAATGGCGAAGTATAGAACTGATACTCGTCATATAGGTCTAACATGCTTAACGCCCAGCCAATTTGGTTGTAAACCGAATCACGCAAATTAGTTTTATTCTCACGAATGCAAACCACGTTCACCTTACGGTTCAACTGTGTTTCCTTTTTCATCATCAAAGCTAACTTCATACTAATCACCGACGACTTAAAGGATCCACGACCACCTTTGGCGATGATATAAGGCTTCTCCGTATTCCAAAGTTCATAAAAGTGTGGATTAATCATCCGCGACATTCGAATCACTTTATTATGTTTACGTGTATCATCAACTACCGCTGTGGGCATCTGTATCCCCTCCTATATCATCAATTAATTTAGTGGTGTCGGCTTCGTTACCATTTCCATTATCTTTCAGATATTTAAACAACTCACTCTGTGCTTTCTGTCTATCATAAAGTTCCAAGTTAACTTCACCCTTATCCGTTTTAATGGACTTGATAAGTGAAGTATCGACCATGCTCTGATCCTTAAATCGCACCTCATGTTTCGTATGCATCGCAGGCTTATCAGTATTAGGATCAATAACCTCTACATAATCATAATGGCCATTGTTATCAACGAATGGTCCATTTTTACGATACAGTCGCTCCCAGATAGGCGTATCAATGGTCTTGAAACTAAGGTAGTCGCCTATGTCGGCAAACGCCTGCTTGGCGTACTCACGAGCAATATCAACAACAGTTAGATGCAGATCAGACGCAACTGACTTTTTGAGTTCGGTCAGCTGTTTTTGAATACTATCATTTACTAGCAATCTAGAACCAGCCATATTAGCTGTGGCATAGTTCACCCCATAGGCTTTCATATAAGCCCACGTGGCATTGAACCGTTGCAAATAGTACAAACAGAATGCCTTTTGTTTATCCGTGAGGTCATCATTATCAACCAGCTCGTCCACAACTTTGTGTGCAACCTTTTTGTGTTTTGTGTGCACACTTTTCTTAGGGGGTGCACCCTTATTCCAGTACCTCGACTTCCACGACTTAACCGTGTTGAGCTTCACATCATACTTAGCCGCTATGTCCTTATACTTCATACCGGCTTCATAATCTTTCTGAGCCAGTTCATACTTCTCAGTCATTACATATCACCACACCTCCGTTTGATCTTGTCATCTTTCGACTGCATATTAAAAGCGCCATGCTGTTTAGCACGACGCTTCTTATCCTTATACCATCTTTCTAGCCGAGCATCGGCCTGCACCCACTCTGGCGGCTCGTACCCATATTTGCTATGAATCATTCGTGACATTGATACCACTCCTAAATTTATGTATTAAAAAAGCCCAGTATTTCACTAGGCTTACAAAATATTAATCCGCACCTTCTGGTTTCGCCATTTCATAGCCTATTTTGGCTTGATCAAATTCATCGGCATTCCAAGATATATTTTTTTGATTAAATTCAATAAAATGCAAATGAATAGAATAAAAGCTATAGGCCCACAACGCTGGTGTTTTTGACACAATGTCATGATTTCTAACTAATTGTAAATCATGACTATCTTTTCTTACAAAATCACGTAGAGTCCTTAATTCGGCCAAAGCTTCACGTTTATTACTCATTTTTACTATTTCATTTGCTTTCTTTGAGATAGCATCTACGTGATCATTTACTTCTTTCCAAGTTACATCTTTGGCAATTCTAATGTTTTCCATTGACAACACCTCTGTCTCAACTATACAAAAACTCCCGCTAAAAAGCGAGAGCAGTTTGAAGGATTTTAGTTTGAGCAATCAAAGAAATTCGTGAGTATCTAGGCTGCTAAACTAATAAACTATGCCGGCGGCAGAGAGGAGCGCATCACGCTCAAACGTGCAGCTAACTAAGCCATAGTCTGTTTGTTTCATGTTATTCACCTATTGCATTAAAAAAGTCGCCCCTGCTAAGGCGACCAAATATGAAAATCCATCGTTGTGCCACGGGTCAGAAGGGAGCTTTTCCACCTCCACTATTCCGTGGCTAAACGCCAGTAAGGAATCGAACCTTGCCAACGCGAGAAATTAAGGAACTTACTGCTGTAATCTGCTGATTACTGTAAGTGAGTAATATTAGCTTATAGTCAGCTTTCCGACTGACTTCGGCATCTCTGCCTATATCGCTGTCAGGATTCGAACCTGAACACGTTTTACGTGCTGACTATCTCCATTATGTCTCAGCAATAGATAACGGCCATGGATCGGGCATGACCGTGCACGAACAAGCGTGTAAATGATTCAGGTGGGGATCGAACCCACATTTTCCGTCTTACCAATTAAACGACTGAATCACGTTGATTGATGTGTGTATTGTTGGAATTTGCGTTTCATTTATTTGCTAAAGGAGAGAAAATAAGTAGTTAGTGTGGATAACTGCTTGGTGTGGTACCTATCCACCAATCAACACTACTAGCATAACCCCAAAATTTGTGCTGTGAGACCCAACTTAGACCCAATATAGACCCACTTTTTACGTTTTAGCTGTTTTAAAGACCTGTAATTCCTGAATCCCATAAATCTCGGCAAAGGTTAAGCAAGCATTGTGCCACCGTCTGCGGTATGTTTCCTTCGGCATATTGTTGAGCTTAATCATGATTGCTTCGTTGGTGTCACCTCGCATGTACTTATCATACATAATCGTCCGCAGCTCGTTATCCTCAATTGATTCAATTGCATACCGGCAATTCAATTCGACTTGTTGTGCCTCAACATGGCTAACGTATTCTTCCTCTACACGGTTATCATAGCTATCAGCTCTCGGCATTCCGTCCATTGATGGTGATCTTAGTAACCCAGCTTCTCGTTTAGCTCGCATCCGATAATGTGGGTAATCCTTTAACAATCCATCAACGTTCTCAATTGTTCGTTCCTCATCTATTTCTGGCCAAAATGACATAGGTACCACTCCTTTGAATATTCCATTATCGTTAAAATAGCGCTATAATAAGTTTTGTGGATAATTTAAAAGTGGTACCGATAGTCGTCTCATGCCCGAGACGGCTATTTTTAGTGCCCATTTATAAAATTGATCACCCATGAGGTATGAAACCAAATCAGGTAGATGATAATTCCAATGCAGCCAATCACAATTCCATACCCAATAATGCCAATAATGGCCGTTTTAATCTTCTCCCACATGATCTACTCCAATCTCGTCAACCGTGAATTGATCTACGTTAATTAGATATTTTTTACCATCACTCCAACAAACATGATAAACATATTCGTCCGCAGATGACTTATCAAAGCGAACCGCATAACCTTGATAACCAATAATTCGCATACAGCTCTCAATACGTCTTTTCTCATCTGGCATTACCATAACCCCCAATTTTATACGGTCGTAAGCTCTGCACGTCTAGCGTGGTCTTAGCATGTTCTTTGGCATGTTGCGCCATACGCCGCTTCTTTTTCTTGATTGCTGATCGTTTGTGTCCGTGCTTCATTCGTCTGCCTCCATAACTTCAATGCCTGGAAAAGAAGCAAATGCAGTCGTTGGAAGTGGCTTAAAGTAACCAACTACTTTATACATGCCATCTTCATCTTTATAAGCAGATCCGATTGGGTATTTTTGCTTAATTTCTGATAATCCCATCATCAATTCAACCTTTTTCATTCGTCTACCTCACCATCTGAATTGCCTAGTTTGCTCAAAACTTGTTCTGATACTTTGGCCGGTCTATATAACTTGCCAACATTTAAATCAACTTGAACTCCGTCTATTTGACCATTAGCCCGATAAATGCCCACTACATCAAAAATTCGCTTTCTGTCGGCTTCGGTAATATCCGCAGTAAGTCTGCCCCATCTAGCCTTCCACCAACGAAGTCTGGGGTGGTATCCGGTTGAAAGTATAACTTCCTTTTTGTCGACTGCAATAATTCTGTCAGTGTTGATTACATACCCATCATCTAATTCAACTAGCATTTCTCTTCCTCCATTGATTCAATTCTTAATCCAACCACCTGCACGCGGCCACCAACGCGCTTGCTATACTCATCAGCTAGGTGTTCGTTAGTAAACGCTTTAATGGGTTCATCGGTATAAACAACGTAAATTTTTGATTCATGGGTCATTCATCTACCTCCAACAATTCCGGATTCTCATGAATGTTGCCAATAATCTCTGGAATCATATCGTCCCAGACGTAATTCCGGAATCCACCTGTCCATACACAGAAGCCACCATTGAAAAACATAACTTTTCCGGTGTAATCAGTGCCTTGATAATCATTTTCACAGTGAACAATATCCCCTTCATAAATCTTGTTGCCATTCTTATCTTTCAATCCGGTGTACTGCTCAATTTCTTCCTCACCTTTAATCTCTAGTGTTCCAAAAATAATGCCTTCCGGATGTGTCTGGATTAAGTCATACCAGATGCCGTTTTCTTGAGGTGAAAAACCATTTCTGGCTCTAAGCGTGCAATAATCAAATTCTTGTCCATTCCATGCTCTAAATTCTGGTGTCATTCGTCTACCTCCGCTACCTCGTAACCGTCTAGCCATGCGCGTGCAAAATCGTCGGGGTGTGAGCTAAGATATTTAAATACTTCTGGAGCATCTTTATCAGAGACCAGATATTCCACGTTTAAGAATGCGTCATTCAGATCCCCATGTTCCTTACAATATTCAAGATATCGTGACACTGGTCTAGTTAATTTCGGCAGCTTCTTATACGTCTTCTTGAAAATCTCGTCCTTAACCGGCCAGTGTTCACCGTCAACACCCGTTGCAATCCAATCACCATCATGGATTCTCATGTCTCCATCTTTTGTGGGAATGACAAAGTATCCATGATAACGATCAATACCTAATTCAGATGCCTTGGCTTCCCATTTATCTGGATCATCAAAATCCTGATAGATTCTGTTCCATTCAGTTTCATCGAACTGTTCAAACTCGGTAGTTCCCGTTTTGATGTATTTAGTCATTAGTCGTCCTCGCAACGATCATGTCAATCTTTGCCTCACGAGCCAGTTCATCACGAATGATCAAACGGATAGCTCTTACCTTTTCAGGATCTAGAACAATCCAACCTACATTTTCATTTTCGTCCACAACTGCACCATCTTTAAATTTCATCACATATCCTCCTATAATTTAATTTCAATATCTGCTTTTTTAATTTGCTGTTCAACTCGCTTTTGAAGCCTTAATCGCAGCTGTTCAGTATCAATATGAACTGAGGCGGTGATCTCACTAATTTTGTCCTGAACCAGTTTTTTGATTTGGTCATTAACTGATCCACTGTATTTGTTAAAAGCTTCTGCAATACCTTCTTTAATCGCTGTTGCAATTTTTTTATTAATCATCTCTTGAATTTCTTCACGATGGTTAAAAATATATTTTTCCGTTGTCTTTTGTAATTGTTGATTAGTTACAATTTCCATTACATATCCTCCACATTTTTCAAAAAATTTTTTCTTCAAAAATTCCGCTGTGATAGTCATATCTTGCGATCGTAATTGGTACGTCATACCGCATCATGAACAGTTTCATGCGCAGTCTGGCGTCTGTTGTGAGCGTCACATTGCCGCCTTTCACGTCGACTACCTTATCGATCACGTTATTGGTCCGGTGTACGAAATCTGGTCTGTATGTGGCATGTGCATAACGCTTGTGGCCGCATCGAAATGCTTTGACGATCTCGAACCGTTCCTGACGTGTCCAGCCATCGGTCCATTCATTCCGGATTGTGAGGTAGTAAGCACCTTCGGCCTTCGAATCAAACTCAATTCCGTCAATGACTACTTTCTGGCTGTTGTATTTCTGCCGTCTGGGGTACATCTCAAATCCTCTATGCCAGGTCACTTATGAAACCCCCATAGCTTGGTCTGCGATTGCTTCGGCATCCAACTGGCGAATCATGACCATAGTGGCTGTTGACGGTGACCAGTTATCGATGTAGTCACAAGCCGTATTGAAATCTTTCTCACGAAGCTGTGTTCGTGTTCGAATACCTGTCACAGCATTCAGACCGTTACTGATGTCCTTGTGCAACAAACCACGCTGTTTCTGTGTGAGCTTCAAATGACGGTCAATAATGTATTCACGTACAGCCTTCTGAACTTGGCGATTAATGAAGCTGTATTCACCCGGGGCAAGTAGTCTATCGTCCTCAAGCTGATCAATTCGTTCGCTGACTGCTTTAATCTTGTCGTTGGCGTTCTTACTGTTTTGGATCAGCAGGTCAATTTTCTCCTCAGGTGTCTGGGGAAGGACCTGAGCCTGCTTTTCCATGCTGATGAAATACTGACGGGCTTGTTTTCCCTTCTCGGAGCGCTGAATCATTGAGAGTTCCTTAGCCATGTCCATTGTCACAATATGATTGTGCTGTGGGCGGCCACCGTTACTTGTGCTCAAATATGAGCTAAAGTCTGTGCCTTCAGTGAAGCCGTATTCGACCATTCTGGGGAACCAATCTTTGTATGCTGTTTTGACCTCAAGAAATTCATGAAGTGATCGACCGTCAACAACGGTCACGCCATCATCGTTTGTATATGTCTTAATTAATTCGTTCATGTCCTAAGCCTCCTGTGCTTGTTCTTGCTTAAGCCGTGCCACCTGAGCCCTCACCTCGTCCACGGTGTCCTGATCAACTGGCTTGTGCTCATGCTGATAGCCGTCTTTTGCCCAATCCGGTGTAGATTCACGGACTTGGCCCTTAGATTGCTTGCCACCCGGCACACTATTTACATAGCCCTCAAACTTGGAAGCCCGAAAAATCGTTGATGGTTGAATATACCGTTCCATCTCGGGATCGTCTTTCCAAGCCTGTACGACATGATCAATGGCCATCCGAACATCATGGCGGTCAAAGCCTTCATCAAGTCGTGATTTTATCAACTTACGATTAGTTGCCGTATTCTTAAAGTGCTTACCAGACTGATCATTGAGGTACTGGATAACACCAGCGTAATTAAATGATTCAGATTCATGCTGTTCGGCCTCAGCCGGACTATTAGATTCTTCATTACTTTTATTTAATGTAGTTTCCTTTAATTTACTTTGTGCATTAATGTCTACATTAACTCCGTTCGAGTTGTCATTAATGTCTGCATTAATCCAATAACTCAATTTTTTGATATCCTGATTCTTACGTCGCTTGGTTGCTTCTGCGTACCGTTCTTGAATTCCAACGCTTGTTAATACCTTAGCCGAGTCAAACAGTGACTTATCGAAAAAGCCCCATTGGACCAAGCGGTTAACAATTTGATTAGTAAGCCCGACAGTTCCTTGTATCTGCTTAGCAATCTTTGCTTGCATCAATTCATTCCACACGATGTAGTAGCCTTTTTGGTATACCGCACATAATAGTTTGATCACTGCAAGCTCGCCTTTCACTTCAAACTCTCCAGAGATAGCAACAACGATTTCATCTTCGAAAACATGCACATCGAGTGGAAAATAGTCCAAACCGTCTTTCATTGGTCGTGCCATTTTTCACACCTCTAATCAATCAAATCTCCAACCTCGACGAATCCCTCTAGTTGTTTATGGCTCCGACAGTACTCACAAGTTCCACAAGCTACTGGCTTTTCCTGACCAGTCTTTACGGCTTCAAAGTGCTCAATCTGTCGGTCAATTCGATCAAGTTCATCCTGATATCGCATGGGATCAATATTAATGGCTAACTTGTCAGGCGGCGTCTGCTTGCTTACTGCAAAGATAAACGGCTCACAGGTCACACCATAAATTTGCTTAATGAGTTCACGATAGACAGCCATTTGGAGCACGTAGCCCCGATCTTCAACAAATGACTGCCACTGCTTGTAGTAATCGTTCCAGTGACGCTTATGGATGTCATCCACGGTCTTGAGGTCACAGAAGTACCCTTTATCGAGGTTCAGGCAATCAAGCTTGCCCTTCCAATCAACACCACCAAGGGTGCCTGAAACAGGTACCTCTTTCTCACCCTGGTAAACCATCTTGAAGAAGTCATCATCATCCAACGTTTTAATCATCATATCAGCCTGTTTGTAGGCCGCCTTAGGCTGTCCTTTGTACTTACCAGCCTTGGCAATAATCTGATCATGATTCTCTTCAATGAAGTCCCTGTGAGCTTCTGGTGATTCGTAGTAACTATGCAAGTAGTTTCCAACAAGTAGCGCCTCTGGATTGCTTGTTGGCTGCCACTCATCACGAAGCTTTGCTAATGCGGCCGCTTCACAATTCTCGAAGTCCTTGAACTGGGATGTGGACCAATAATCCCAACTAGTGGCTTGGCTGTAGTAGTTCTGTTTGTTGAGCTTCATCGGTTGGCTCTTCACTCTCGTCGGATTCCGTAACATTATCAACCGCCTCCTCTTTATTTTCTGGATTAGTTATGACTGTCTTGGATTGCTTACCAGCCTTAGACTTTTTATTTTCCGAATTAAATGAATCAATTAAATCCCGTGCAACACTTCCTTCAGGGGCCTCAACTGGTGTTTTTGAATCATCAACCATCTCCTGTGGATTTCGATCGTCCTCGGTATACATACCTCCAAGGGTTTCAGGAAATGCCTCACGCAGTGCGCTAACCATTGCCGTTTTGCGAATCATAGTTGCTGGCATTACTTTCCACGTTGACTGGTGCTTGTCGTACTCAGTCACTGAAACAGACGCCTTAATTGGCTCGGCTAAGTCTTTTCGATAGACCTCACACCACCCGCCAATCAGCTTGTCAGATGGTAAATGTACCGTTCCTTGAATTTCCTTTAGATCATCGCCATGTTGAACGATGATCCCCGCCTTGAACCCGTCGTAATTCGGATTAGCATTGGCTCGTTTCATAAAGGCTTCTTTACCAGTGATGATCTGAGCTGGCTTACCTCGGAATTTAACAATATAGGCTTCTTTCAAAAATGGATTGAGATGCTGATATTTGCAAAGATTCAAGAACATGACTACTTCTTTTTGAGTAATCTGTTCGTTACCCGATGTAAGAAACTGGGTAATCATGCTTGGCGTTAATTTTATGTCCTCACCGTTTGCTTGGTATTGGACTTCAACTTCAGTATTTTCAGATGGCATTTGAATCGTCCTTTCTTTCTGCACCCATTAAACGAGCAGCTACATAATCTCCAGAATTTTCAATGACTGTGCTTACGATGTTTCTAAGCTCCTGTGGTGTACGTAATGCAACGTAGTTATCAAGTGCCCCATCTTCCAACTCATCTGGTGTAATGTCGAAATCTGGGAACGTAAGTCGCACTTCGGGATTAATGGCTTCTTCTTCCATAAACTGATTCAATTCTGGATGATTCCGATTTACTAAACTAATTTGAGCATCCATTGCAAAAGCCCCCGTTTCGGTTTATGATATTGACATAAGATATTTTTGAAATAGTTTGTTTCGACGTTTAACGGGTGCCACCGTTGAGCGTCTTTTTTTGCGTGTTTAAACATGTTTCCGCTCCTTCCGATCAAATAGATAGTTGCCAGCTTTGACGACTCCAAACGCGATCCAGAACAACGCTAGCCAGTTGATTAAGACTTGATCGCCAGTTACAAGCACGAGGCTGGTCACAGCTCCAAGAATCATATATAGCCACTTCATGCTGATTTCTTCCCTTCTTTAGCCGCTCCATCTGCGTGTTTATAAATGTCAGGAAAATGGTGGCTCAAGAACGTTGCCATTTCCTTAGCATTGAACGAATACTGCTGCTTACTACCAGCTACCGGAATAAATGCTGGACCACCATTCTCAAAGCTTAGTTCGTCATTGAACGGTCCGAGAATGTTATCTTTCACCCACTTACGCTCATGCCCAACACGAGCTATCAAGTCTGCCATCGTCCAATACTGACCTTCTAACGATGTCCGTTTCTTGTAATCCTCCAATCCCTCAATATAGGACTTATCAACGATCACCTGATCCTCAGGAACGTTTATTGTAACTGTCGCCTTGATTTGCGTTGCCATTTTTCTCACCTCACTTGATTAATCCATTTTGCCGCCATAACTTCTCTCGTTCGTTTTCAATATTGCACAAAGAGTAGTTATAATCCCGGCAGATTATGATTGTTGCATTCAGCCCTACAAAAACTGCGTCTAGAAGCTGTTTGACAGCTTCTTGTGGATCATTCCCATCGGTCCTTGAATCAGCTGGTCCTTGAAATTCGTCTAGCGAATTAACTAGGGCATCGACTGCTTGTTTCAATTCAACGATTGATCGACTTGCGTACGAAAGTGATATTCCGTACAGTTTCGGGCCATTTGCAACTGGTGGAATAAATTTAGAAATTCCATGTGCAAGGTCAAGTGCCAGAAACTCGTTATCCTCTGGCAGAGCCTTAAGTAGACGCTGAATATAGTCCAATCTGATTGGTGCAGCATCGTGTTTCCATTTGGAAACATACGTCTGAGAAACTGCCATTTTTTTAGCTAATTCTGTAGTTGTCATTCCATTTGAAAGTATGGTATCTGATAAAATCTCTCCAGCATTAGTCTTAACGTTTATTGAATTCATGTATCACACCTCCTTTTAATGGATTAAACAAGTTTATGAATGTTTACTTCGATTTTTCACATATGCGGCTACCCTATGACAGCCATAAACGGTAAATTAGAATCAAGCAAATGATTCTATAGCCATTTCGGCTACTTCATCTGCCACACGGCTACGTTCGATGGTCAGCATATTATTTAACGTGTCCGTTCCGAATCCTTCTAGAAACGACCGCTTGAGGTCCGGACGAAAGGACATCAAGTCCTCTACTAATTGTGATTTGTTCATACCTACTTCACTCCCCATTCATCTTTCATCTTTCATCTTGGCCAGCACGTTCTCATCAATATCGATAACAGAAAGATCTGCAGTTATAGTTAGTTTTGGTGGTCGTGCTGGGTTCGTCATATCAAGGTTAATTCCTGTAACGCCTCGGCCAAGTTTGTAGTCGTCAATGTAGGCATCATAGGCACCTGCACTAGGCATTTTCTGGCCTTCACAATATTCGCTCGGCTTGATAGTTAGTTTCATACGTTCACCTCCTCGCTCCTTGAAAATTGAATATCCATGTTCACTTCCTAGTGGGATAATAATTCCAAGGAGGTGAAAAATAATGTATAGACCTGAAATTGAAGCCAGAATTGAAAAGCTTCGAAAAGTTAATGGTGCTGGCACATATTCACTAGATGGCTTTAATCAAAACGATGTAAAAGACACGATGAATTATCTTCACTTGAGATACCCTAATATCTACGATTCATCCGACATTTACTACACCGGGTTAGCTGACGTCAGCATCTTGCGTTAGTCCAATCCTAATAGATGCTTAATGGTAATTGACGACGTGGCATCAAGGCTTAACTCATCTGGTACGCATTCAATGGTCACTTTTGGTTTATTGGGTGCGTCCATTTTTATATCCAACCTAGAAATGCAATGTGAAATATTTTCACCATTAATAAAAATATCTAAACTTCCAATAACTTTTTCTTCAGTTTTCTTTCTGTGATCAACAATTTTTAACTTCATGAAATCGCTCCTTTGTTTTTGATATATACTTTTCATATCCTATTTAGTTAGGAGGTGAAAAATTGACCTTCAATATTAATGGGAATGACAGCTTGGAGAATATGATTGCGAAAAAATCCCTCCAAATTGCTAAAACCAAGTTTGCTAATGCCAATCCGTCTAATCAGGGAATGTTTGAAAAACAAATTCATCAAATGAATATGAACAAAAAATTGATGAAAAACGCAGAACCCCAAAAAGACAAGAAACATTAGCGTTCAGAGAACAGCTTATTTGCAGATAAGCTGTTCTTTTGATTCGATGATGCCGCCGTTCATTCCGTTATGGTTTCTGATGTTCATACGCTCACCTCCTCGTGTTGTAACTTGAAAATTGAATATACGTGTTCACTCTCCGGTGGGATAATGATCTCAAGGAGGTGAAAACAAATGGATTTTGAATTTAGTGAAGATGAAGCACTCTTTATCTATGGTCATTTGAAAAAACGAGCGGATAAAGAAATCCCTTCATTAGAAGCCGTACACGACAACAAAAATGCTAATTTTGAAAGAAAGATGAATGGTCGAATATTCGAAGAAATTCTTTCAAAATATCCTGCATTTAAACGTCTATAAGCTCCAATCTGAAAGTTCGTAATTTATTTACGGACTTTTTCTAACTTCTGCTGAAATTCAGCCTGCTGTTGCGTGTGATTTTCAATCGTTATAGAAAAACATTGATTTTGGAATCTCACAACTTTCCATACTGATTTAGAACCAACTTTTTTATGATTGAAAACTAACCAAATTTTTAGAAACAGTTTCATACGCTCACCTCCTCAGTGGTGGAATTATTTAGTTCCGTATTTGTTAACTCATCCGGCAAAAAAATATCATCTGGTTTCAAGTGAAAGACGGCGGCAAGCTTTATAGCACGATCATAGGAAAGAGGTGTCTCACCTTGTTCTATCTTCCAGTATCCAACCTTAGTAATGCCAATGATTTTACCCATTTTTTCCTGAGTTAACTCATTTTTAATTCTTAAATTTTTCAACTTCGTAAGGGTCATGTAATCACCGCCTTTATTAACCTTACGTTAATTATAATAGTTAACTTGAGGTTAATTGTCAAGATAAAATTACTTATTCGTTAACTTTTATTGAGTTAACTGTCAGTTAATTGTATTATCAATCTGAAAACGAGGTGTTAACTTATGTCCCTAGGCAGTAGAATTCGAGATCTTCGAAAAGAAAAGAAGATGTCACAAGAAGAACTTGGTAAATATTTGAACGTCAGTAAAGTGTCTATATCTGGATATGAAAACGATACAAGAGAGCCAAGCAAAGACGCCATCGTAAAATTAGCACAACTTTTTGGAGTTTCTACGGATTACCTTCTTGAGCGATCCACCAAACGTCACTACTACGACCTAACCGAAAAAGACGAAAAAGATGTCCAAAAACAGTTAGAGTCTACTTTGAATGATTTAAGTAACGCAGGTACCCTATCCTTCATGAAAAATGGTGGTACTGAAATCAGTGATGAAGATGCCGAACTGTTAAAAGCTTCATTGGAAAACGTCATCCGTCAATCAAAAATAATTGCAAAAAAGAAATTTACTCCAAAAAAATATCGTGATAGTGCAGATGAGTAGGTGATCTCATGCAACGTGATTTTATTCAAAAAACGGCGAGGGACTTGATTCATAAGTTTGGCACAAATGATCCATTTAAATTATGTAAGGGCCTTCATATTCCTATTTATTATGACGATACAGGTTCAATAATCATGGGATACAATACAATGATTAATCGTGTCCCAGCTATTGTTCTTAATACTCGTAATTCAGAGTTTGAGCAAATTGATGTTTGTTTTCACGAACTGGGACATAATCGCTGTGGACATAGAGAAAACACAGGCTTCCTACAGCGTAACCATTTAAATGTGAAAACGTATGGGATTGAATATGAAGCTAATTGTTTTATGGTGGACGCCATGCTTGAGGGTTCAATGCCTTATGAATTTGAAACAAAAGAACAATACTTAAATTATTACGGTGTACCTTCATGGGCCTATAACTGTATCGATTGGGAGCATTTGAAATATTAATCTATAAGTCCAAATACTGACGTCTTAAAAAGCTGAAATTCTTGGGGAAATTTAAAATGAAAAAAGGTTTAACGATTGGTATTGCACTAATCACTACCCTATCACTTGCGGCGTGTGGGAACTCGCAAGCTAAATCTGATAAGGCTAAGAAAGATTCAAGTAGTTGGGTTGCAAAGAAAAAGGCACACGCTAAAAAGGAATCCATTAAGAAAGCTAATGCCACTTCTGAAAGCAAGGCGAAAGCTGAATCCGAAAGTAAAGCTAGTTCGATCGTGGCTAGTTCGTCATCAGTTGCGTCAGTGGCTGTATCGCAGTCATAGGCGGCCGCACAATCAAGTTCGGCTGTACGCACACAACAAACAGAAACGTCAATTCTACCGCACAAGCGGACAGAAACGATCCAAATACCTGGAATCGTCCTTATAGAGGATATTCGTCATACAACGCCTATTGTGAAGCAAACAATGGTGATCCAGACGTTCAAAAGAAACTGCTGACATGCAGGAACAATGGCTTGAACAACAAGGATACGCAAACTCAGACGGTTCCCCAACGCAAAAATCCGAGGATGAAGGTATGGCATCAGATGGATCATGGTAATTGCTAGATAACACCACCTATCCCGTGAAGCTCAAGTTCATGAATCCGGAAACCGGACAGAGTATTGGGACTATTAAACTGGATGTGAATTAATTATTTCAATACTTAAAGTAAGCATGATTTGGAGGAATGATTATGGTATCAGACACCAACGATGACGAAGGATATGTATATGCATTAGAAAACAAAGCTTTCCCAGGCTACATTAAAATAGGTCAAACAAAAGATGTGGCTCGCCGTTTAGCTCAATTTAATGATACTGGTATTCCAGACGGGAAGCCGACATTATTACTATTTGCTGTAAAAATTATGAATTATAAAAAGGCTGAACGACTATTACATAGAGCTCTTTCTAGCATGCGTGAAAGCCCTTCAAAAGAATTTTTTAAAGCAACTTACAACCAAACAAAAGAAGCATTTAAACTACTAACCTTCAATGACCCAACAGCTGAATGGATTAGACCGGAAGAATACAATTCAAAGATAACCGGAAAAAAATATACAGTTATTAGCCGAAAGATTGGTTCTCGCCCCAATCGCACATTCAAATACCTAAGCATTCCAGCAGGTGCGAAATTAACTTTTCGAGAAGATCCAAATATTAAAGTTACCGTTATAGACGGAAAAAATCATGTATTATGTCGTTGTGGTAAGGAACATACCCTTTCAAGGGCAGCAATTTGTTGCTACGATCATTATCACCAATTGCCAGAAGAACAATGTGGTAGGGATCGTAACGGTTTCGCATGGTTCAAGTATAACGATATTATTTTATCGGATATAAAACCAATGGTTAACGCAGAATTGGAATAGTTATTTTTTAGCCTTTGTACCTAGTTTTTAACTGGTTCTCAGAAGAGTGTCCTGCATTGCTTAATTTTCATTGATTTAAAGACGGTTTTAAGGAAGAAGTGGCTACATGGAATATGTTGATATTTTTGGATATAAACACTCTGACTGCTCTATCATAAGTTATAGCAATGAATATAAACGTGTTTTTATTATTGAAGATAGTTATCATAGACACTTTGTATGCTTGAAACCCGATGCTGTTCCAAAAAGAGGAATGTCTAATCATTGGGAATTATCAAAGGATGATCATATTCCTGATAACTATTGGGATCCATTTGATTAAAGAATAATATATCGCCTCCACTTGTATCGGATGTCGATATATTCGGTCTTTAGCTTAGTCAGGGCATACCATACAGTCATTGTTTGGAATTCATCAAGGTCCCATGCAACACAAAATAAAAGAGAAGAAGTGTGAAACTATTATGAATTATAAAGAAATGTATATAAAATCTCTAAACTTATCTCCACATCCAGAAGGTGGCTGGTATCGTCAAATCTATCATAGCGATGATCAGATATATGATAGTGCTAGTAAAGATAAACGGTATAATTACACTTCAATATACTTTATGCTAGACGGCACTAGTCCATCACATTTCCATAAATTAACTCATGATGAACTCTGGTATTATCACGACGGATCACCGTTAACTATCCACTGCATTTCAGAAGATGGGGAATACTACAAAAACGATCTAGGTAAGGATATTGCAAACGGACAACACCTCCAACTAAAAGTTCCTAAAAATACTGTGTTTGCATCCGAAGTAACTAGCCTAACTGATTTTGGATTGGTTAGTTGCGTTGTTTCACCTGGATTTGATTTTAGAGACTTTTCCTTGGTAAGCAAACACCAAATTTTATCTATGAATAATAGTGATAATGTAAAAAAAATAGTTGACAGACTAACCATAAATTAATCTGACATACAGAATTATATTCTAACAAAACCCACTATATTCCAAAACTCATGACATTGAGAATTGAATTATTAATTTGGGAGATGTAACAATTGAAAAAAAGTTTAACACTGGGAGTAACGTTACTTACTGCCTTATCACTTGCGGCGTGTGGGAACTCGCAAGCTAAATCTGATAAGGCTAAGAAAGATTCAAGCAGTCTGGTGGCTAAGAAAAAGGCACATGCTAAAAAGGAATCCATTAAGAAAGCTAAAGCCGCTTCTGAAAGCAAGGCCAAGGCTGAATCTGAAAGTAAAGCCAGTTCGATTGCGGCTAATTCATCGTCAGCTGCATCGGTGGTTGCTTCTCAATCACAGGCAGCACAATCAAGTTCAGCAGCTAGAACTCAGAAAACAACACAATCAAAGTCTCAAGGCGAAATTAATCGTGAACGTGGCTATGATCCAAACGGAAACAAGCTGCTCCCTGGTCAAGACCATGCTGCAGGCTCAAATCCAGATGGTACTGCTGACTCTTGGGTACAAGGACAACATGATTGGGCTGTTCAGAATGGCTATGAAAATCCAGACGGCTCTAATACCGCCAAAGGACAGCAAGCAGAAGACGAAGTTAATGCAAACGCAGATTCAAACAATACTGGCGACCCTAACGATGGATATTAGAGGCAATTTTATGAACGATATTATTTTTAAAAACTATCAAACTGGTGAAATCAGTAAAACGTACGAGGATGTTGTATCAATCACAATGATACGAAACGAGGAAGCCATAACGTACAACTCATTACCCGAACTTCTGCAGGAAGCTAAGTATGTGAATGCAGACAGATTTCTGATTCTTCACGAGAACGGAGATGCAGTCAAAGTGTTCAGTCCTTGGCTCCCCTACCTCATTAGATAATTCTATGTACTTTATGAATTTGGCCCCATCACGGGGCTATTATTTAACGCTAAAAAAGAACATATGTTTGTAATGATCAATAGTAAAGTATGAAAGGATGGTAAATGTGGCATATATTTATAAGCGCGCCAACTTATGGCATTTTAGGGTTAATAGATCCGTAAATGGGAAGAGATTGCCCATTAACTCAAACGGTGGTTACCGCTTAAGAAGCATGGCCAAGGAAGCGGCCCAAGAGATCGAAGACCAAATTAAGCATGGCACATATCAAGAACAAACAGACCAAACATTCGACAGATATTATGAAGAATGGTTTCACACGTTTTATGAAGGAAAAAAATCAGAAGCAAACGACAACCACTACCGATCTGCACTAAAAAAAATCAAGAAATATTTTCCTAACAAAAAAATTGCTGATATCTCACGATCCGATTATCAAAATTTTTTAAATGAATTTGGTAAGGGCCATGCACCGGCAACTGTCCTGAAAGCTCACGTTTATATAGCTAAATGTTTTCACGAAGCATATCACTTTGGAGCAATATCAATTGATCCAACCTATGAAGTATCGCTAACTGGTGATACCAACCTTGAAAAAGATGAATCCCATAAATTCATGAATCTAGATGATTTTAAAACTCTAATTCAGTACACTTACACCCATCTCGATCCTCGTCGGGTAACTAACTATATTATTCTTGTTATGGCAAATACCGGTATGCGTTTCGAAGAGGCAGACGGACTTACCTGGGACTGTATTGATTTCGACAATGCCACAATAAAAATTAATAAAACTTGGAACTATACGAAAAAACCTTATGGATTCGGGCCAACTAAGAATCAGTCGTCCATGCGGTCAATTCATGTTGACAAGCAAACACTTGGTGTACTTCGCAAACTCAAGCTCGTGAATGACAAACGTAAGTTAATTCGGCCGGACTATAACCCGAATAATCTATTGTTCATTCGGCCAGAAAATGGCCTCCCAATCTCTAATGACGGCCTCAATAGTCAATTATCATCAATTTGCAAAAAATTAGGAATCATAAGTGAAGGCCAGCAGTCTTACACTTCGCACGCACTACGCCATACGCACGCCAGCATGTTACTCTATCAAAATCGTGATATAACGTACGTCTCCAAGCGTTTAGGGCATGAAAACGTAACAACCACCTACAAAACCTACGTACACGTCCTCAAAGAAGTTTCTGCCAGAAACGATAGTGCTCTAGATGGTATAGTGACAAGCTTAATTAACGGTCAAAAGTAA